GGAGGGAGAGGGGGAGAGAGTATCAGTAGCTACTTTGCGAGTATCTTCAACGCTAGTTATTCTTATTCTTGAATTATTTATTAAAAGAATTTCATCTTCATTGTTTAATGAGTATTCCCCTAATTCTAATCCATGGTAGCCTTTAGGTACTTTGATTTCTAAGAGTACATCATCGCCCCTTAGTCTTTTGCCATTTTCCATAAAATTATGTGAAGCAACGTCTATATTTTTACTTGTACTCATGAATGCTTTGTCTGATATTTCAGCACCTATTAAACGAGTTGGATCTTGTTTTACTATATTGCTATATTGCCCTAGTGCTTTTGATGACATACCCCTATAAACTTGTGTTTCCTTTGCTAATTCTGTTTTCTTTAAAATATTTTCTAATCTAGGAACATAAACCGCGGCGGATTCATCTACATTAAATCCCGCTCTTTTTCTTATAGACTGATTAATCGCATTACCAAAGTTTTTATATCCTTTTATTGCTTCGGTTTCTGTTTCTGTTAAATCACTCATTTTGTTAATTGTGTTTTCTTTGTTAGTAACACCTTTTAAAGATTTCCATTCTGCATATGTTGTATTGGGAACTAATACAGTTTTGCCTTGTGCATCCCTTGTGGCCCTTAACTTAGGACTTAAACCATCCACCTCGTAACGAATTGCACACCTACAATTAATATCATCTGCTGCAAGTCCTAGACTACCCGGCGCTAATCCATAACCACCTATAGAAGAAGTAAAGTTTTCTTTTACTCCTATTTTTACACCATCTAGTGATTGATGGGAGTTTCTTGTTTTAGCATCTAATGTGGCATCCCATACTTTCAACATGTTAATGCCTAATTCATCTGCCCTAATTCCAGCATCTAACCGAGATTGATTTAATATTCTATGTGTTTCTGTTTGTGCCACTCTAATAGCTTTACTTGCATCACCATCAAATCTACCTTTGATTCTTTTGGCTATCTTACCATAACCCTCACCTCTAATTAAACCCTGTGTTATTTCACTTTTAACATTAATAATAATATCGCTTCTGTGTTTCTCTAACCTCTCGGATAGTGTTAACCCACTTATTGGATTTTCAATAGCTGAGTTTATAGTGCCCATATTAACCATTACAAACTTAGAATTAACACTTGTTTCTGATTCTATTGCATAACTCGTACCTAAATAACTTTCATTATAAACACTCTTTAACAACTCTTTTGTATCCTTCCCATTAGCCTTATATACACTCGCTAGTTTATTACTAACCTCGTCATTAAGCGCCTTTAAACGGTTATATTTAGCCATTCCGCTATATGTTAAAGTGCCATCTTTTGAATACTTTTCGTAATACATTGCTAAACTGCTTCTAGTTTCATTCAATGCCCTAGAAAACTCTTTTATAATTTCTTTCTGTGTGTTTTTACTCATTTTTTCTATTGCTATATCTGTAGCGGAGAGTTTACTATTTAGTGACATTTGTTATCACCCTCTTTATTTGGAATACTAAACTTTTTCATATCTTTTATTAAATATATCTGCTTTGCATGGATAAAACTTTCTATTGTCTGTTGGAAAAGGTTCTTTAATAACATAATCCCCCATATCCGCTTTCATTTCTCCCGCTTTAGTTTTAATAATCAAATCTCCTACTTGACAACCTCCATTAACTAAATCAATTCTAAAAGCTTCACCCTCTAAGGTAACTCTTTGGTTTTCGCTTTCTGTTAAGAAATCAAACATTTCATTCTGATTTTTACCAGTCCAACATAGGAAATCTATTACTATTTCTCTGCTTTTAGCTTTCATATTTTCCCCTCACTTTTATAAATTTGTATCAACATTATTTAAATCTACTGTTGTAGTTCCTTGTTCTTCTGCTATAGTGTCCATTTCATATGGTACATCCTCAACAAATGGTAATAAGCTTAATATCGTCCTGTCTGATACAATACCTTTAAATTTCGTTGCTACATCACCTAAATAAGAGAGGTCTACCGGTATACTTCTTTTAAACGTAAAAAATACATCTAAATAATTTAATTCAATCCCTTTAGTATTCCAACTTGAAGATATAACTTTGAACATACTTCTCAATCCTGTTGTAAATTTACGTTCTTTTGTAATAGCCTTAAATTCTAGTGATAATAATTTCCATTTCCTGCTCTCACCACTTTGTGAAGCACCCGAGAAACTTTCGTCGCTCATATCTACGCTTGAACTAAATTTATATATATTTTGATTCAATGTTTTTTTATGATTTTCAAGAAATACATCATTAATCTGTTTAGTAATGAAATCTACATCAGCGCCCTCTGGCAAACTAAATGCACCTGTATTCTTTGCTTGTTCTTTTGTATCTGCATCTATCTCGCAACCTTTAAACTTCATATAAGCAAGCCTAAATTCCTCTAGTTCATTTTGACTATCGCTAATAAGATTATCATAACTATCAATAAGATTTTCTACTTTATCAAAATCGCCCTGTTCTTCATCGTTATTTAAAAATTCTATTATAGGCATATAAGAGAATAAATGTGCTTGTGTATCTATTTCTGTATAATCACCCTCGCCATTATTACTATATGTTGTCCAGTTTAATTTATCGTAAAATTCTACGTTATTGACTTCTTTACCCTCTACATTAAATGTATTATAAATACGAAATGCGTATACTATATCATTTCTATTGTCCTTTAACACAATAACATCCCAAGGATTAAGATTGATAACTCTTTCAAAACCATCTGTGTCTATATAGCACAGCCGATAAGTTTTCCCACATATAGCTTGAAGTTTTCCTGTCTCACTATCCAAATCACTAACATTATTCATCAATCCAAATTCGCTTAGTTTTAAATTAAGTTCTTTAAACTTGTTTTCTTGATACATATTTTTATCGACTTGATATGCAATAGGCTTACCGAATACATAGCCGGTAGATTCTAAAACAATTGTACCTCTATAGTCATTATTAATTTTATTATTAACTTTTGTAGCATCATCAAACTCTCTATCTTGTATTTTTAATTCATCCGCTTTGAATTGACTATATTTCTTTTTTAAATCAGTGCTAACGATAGCGAAATCTTCTAATAACTCTTTTAACATTTCAGAGTTCATCACTTGACCAGCTTTTAATTGTGCCAATATTTTACTTTGTATGTCTGTCACTTAATCACCCCTTTTCTTTTGCATATATTAATTACTCATTAAAAATCCTTCATCCTTGAAACTATCTGCTACAAGTTCATAATAAGAATCAACTTTCATATTAGGTTTGTTTAAAAACTTTTGTAAACTTTCCTCATTTTCAGCAACTACTATATGTCTTTCGTTCTTTTCCATAACAAAATAATATTTCATATTAACACTCCTTAATTTTTATTTTTCTAATAGATTTAAAATAATTATTCACAAATAATATTTAATTTTCTATCCCATTGAAATAACTTTTCTATTTTTTTTTAGTAAGTTGTCTATTTATATGTCCGTTAACTTCACAGAAATCATTTTCTCTTTGTAAAAGTTTTCTAGCATACTCGTCGTAATAAATTACATTCCCCATTATTTTCACCCCTTTTATCATTTCTAATTGAGAATACCACCCTAAAAACTACATATATGCAATTAAATTCTTACCCAACGGTGGGAGAAGTTAACTAAACCCTTTAAAATAGCCATTCTATATTTTATAAAAACGTCGTGAAACCCACATTTCTCGACATTTACAGTTTGTTAACATTAAATAATCGTTGTTGCAGTGTAGCAAGCACTAGCTACCATTTTCTTTAACTGCGACAATTCTTTCATTCGCTATATTAAAATAGCCTGTATCAAGTTCAAACCCTATAAATCTACGGTTTGTATTAATACAAGCTATCGAAGTCGTTCCACTACCTATAAATGGATCTAAAACTATATCATTTTCTTTGCTGCTAATTTGTATCATGCTATTATATACATCAATACTCTTTTGAGCAGGATGGACTAACTTAGAATTATGTTCTATTGCTTTGCACCAATCCCAATAAGCCGGTAATCTATTAACATATGGTGGAGCGTTAAATCTTTTATCATTTCTATAGCTTTCAGATGTTTTTTTTAGTTTCGTATTCTCAAATTTTTTTCTACCTTTATTGAAATACATGATTAATTCAAACCTTGTAACAAAACTAGCTTGTAAATCTCCACATTTGCTATTAGTAGGTACAATTATTAAATTTTTAAACTTGAAGCCATTTTTTATAAAAGCATTATACATTTGAGGGTATACATCTGCCCTTGTAAAACAATACAACGCTGAATCATCCTTTAATACTCGATAACTCTCATTTGCGAAATCTTGAAACCAATCTAAGTTATCGTCATTTTTTATTTTATCAAATTTATCTTTTTTAAAATTGCTTCGATAGTTTATTCCAAAAGGTGGATCGGTAGAAATTAAGTCAATACTATTATTGTCAATCTGCCTCATACCTTTTGATTGGTCTATATTATAAATCTTATCAAGTTCCAATTAATCACCTCATTTTAATATAATGACTTCGCAGCTTTTACTTTTGTAGACTTATTAACATCTTCTAGTGCATACCTTAAAGCATCTAAAATATGATTATCTCTATCTACTGGAATAGGTAATACATTTCCGTTCTTGTCCTCTTTCCACTTATATTTACTAAATTCTGCTTTTGTATTAGTGCATCTTGGATGAATTATTATTTCTAAACCTTGTAAAAACTTAATACCATATTCAATGGACCCGGGACCTTTCTTTGCACTTACTGCATTAACTCTTAATCGTCTAAAGTCTGCCACACTCTTAGGCTCTGCGCTATCACACACAACCCTTTCCCTATTAATGATGTTTAGTACCATTGGTGCTGATTCTTCATTTAATAAGCCTGTAGCTTCTATTTCATTGCATATATAAAGCCTGTTCCTCGTCTTATCGTAGTGGCTTCTTATAAATGCAAAAGGATCAGCGCCGAAGCCCCAATCAAGTCCGTTCTTGTAATTATCAAAGGTTGCTTCTATGTCTGTGAAATCTTCTACTCTCCAATTCTTGAATATTACTGCCCCTAATACACCCCAACAACCCATTGTGTAGACGGAATAGTAATATAAGTCGGTTTCATTCTCTAATGCGTTTACATCATCCTGTGTGAGGAATGCATTGTCTTTGTATATGGTCTTTAGTATGCTTGTATCATTCTTCTCTACATATTGTTTATCATCTTCCCATATGTCAAAGTAATTAGTATATATCCAGTGATCCTTAAGTATAGGATTGAAGCTTAATGTCATTCTCTTTTTAAATTTACTGCGACCTCTTAACCTTTTGTCTAACTGCTTAATAGACTTATACTCGCATTCTGTTGCTTCTTCGACCCAAATATCAGTTACAACGCCACTGATTGGCGTAATACTCTTAATTTTTTCTACATCATCAAGCCCAGCGAATAGTATTTGCTTATTATTTAAAGTACAAGTAATTATTAAATCAGTTTTATTAATAGTAAAATACTCACTTAATTTAAATGCACTTATAGCTTTTGTTATTTCATTAAGGCATGACCTTTTTATAGTAGCTTGAACGTTTCTGACTACTAAGTAGTTACGTCCGTTTATAACGTCTAATATAGTCCTCTGTGCTAGACTATAGGACTTTCCACTACTGGACCCACCATAGTAAATTTGATACCTATTTTGATTCTTTAGCTGATATTTTAAATAAATCTTATTAAATACTTTGGAATTTATATCTAAGTTAATCAATATCCTCACCATCTATTTTAATAGAAATATTAGTATTAACATTTTCACTCTCTATTTTTTCAGTAAAGAGTTTTAAATGCTTACCCAACAACTCCAATGAAGCCTTTGCACCATTAGCATCAAATATTGTCTTTTCAATGATTTCATATTCATCATCTTTATTTTTATGAGAGAACCTCACAGGCTTTCTGCCAAGACATTTATCTTTAAGTTCTAGTAAGTCCTTTAATACCATATCAGAGGTTACACCATTATCTAAGGCTCTCTGTGCTAGTCTCTGTTCTATTATAGTCTTTACCTTATCATTTCTTAACAGGCGAGAAGCCATTACTGCTGCTACATCATCATTCTTTGTAACATACCCAGCCTTATTATAACTCGTGGTAGCATTAAGACTAATCATATAATATTGAATAAATAACTCTTGTTTGTTTGTTAGCTTCATAGCCTTAATCCTCCTTTATTATTTATGTAGTGTTCTTATTTCTCTATGTATAATTCTACCTCTAGCTTTTCTAGCTTCGCATTCTTTATTTTGTTCCTTGACCGTATTATATTTTTCACAACACATACAACAGTTATGACACTTATCTGCATTCTTCATATCTTCTAATTCCCTCTTGACCATATTAATAAGTTTTATTTTAACCACTCCTATCTATCTAATTTATAAATAACAATGTGAATACTAATGCTAAACTTAATAATGCATTAATAGCTGGTAATATCATATCTTTGTTTCTTTGAAATATATTCATATCATCACTCCTATTTATATCTATTGTGTATCAGAATAAGCTTTAAACTGTTTATACATGTCTTTCCAATACCAAATATAATACTTTATAAACTTTTTCATAATACAACTCCTCATTTTTTTTTAAAAAATCTTTTAAGTGAATAAACCTCTGAATTAAAGCTAAACTTACCTACTTTTATATTAATTGTTATGCCATTCCATATTAAAATAAGCAATATTAAATACAATATAATGTTTATAATATTTATCACCTCTATATAATGTAATAGGTAAAACCATGTACAACATTACTCTTGTCCTCTAGTATGTTATTATTTGTTTACTTACGTGAGGAAACTTATACTCACCTATTACAATTAGTTATGTAACGTAAAAAAGAACCTAAGCTATTGTAAAGCCAAAGTTCTTTTATATGTGTGATATGGGGGACATATCAATTTTAATCTTTAGTAATATGTTAGAAGGATTTTCGTCAACTTCTATATTAGTATTATAACATTAAAAAGCGGACATCATGTGGACATCTTTTCCAATATCCTTCTAACTTGCCTTGTGCTATAATTTAACTCCTCTGCTACCCTTACTAGTGTTTTATTTTCTATTTCTCTTTTGTATATTACTTTGTACTCAATACCATCTAATCTTTTAAGTTTATCATTTATTTTAATTTTAGTAGCAATCATGCCTTTTAATAGTTCATCCTCTAAAAATAGCAAATTATCTAGTCTGTTAATACTATCAGCTAATCTATCTATACTCATATAATTATGTGAAGCTTTTGGCATATCCGAATATTGCATAGCTTGTATTTCTTGTGGAGCGCCTAATAACTTCATTAATGATTTACGTTGTCCTAAATATCCATTTATTCTGATTTCAGCAACTTCTATTTCTGTACATAAGTCTTTAAAGTTCTCTATAGAGTACATCTTATCCCCCTATCTAAATGTTATTATTAAATTATCAATATAATCTTCTAATCCACATTTTTTACATATTAATTGTTCTTCTTTAGATTCTTCGTGTAGCAAATAACTATGTTCCTCTACATTTATAATATCAAGTTTTTTTCTTTCAAATTCAGTAGAACCACAACAAACACAACTTAATATTAATTTCATTTTATCCCCCCATTCTAATCTTTTTCTGTTTCTTTGCTTTTGCTACTGCATAACTAAAAAACTCATCATCACTTTTTTTTAGTTCCTCTCTATGTTTCTGTTGTATTTCCAAAAACATAATTTTTGCTAGTTCAGTCCAGTTCTTTTTCTCTATTGCTTCATCTGCGGTCATATCTATCACTCCCTATCAATAAACAAGTCATAATGCTACCGATTGCTAGTACCAAAATAGTTAAAAAT